TCCACCGGCTCCGAGAAGCTGAACTGCTCTTTCACAGGCAGGATTTCGTTCTTTACGATTTGCTCATCCCTGAAGGCAATATAGGATTCTCCGTCTCCTTCAAATCCATTTGGATACACGATGCCGTCGTAGTGCTTTTCGCCCAGAATGTCTCGTAGGCGCGTTGCCGCCGGGTCGTTGTAGCCTTTTCCTTGCTTCCACAGCTCGTTGATTTCCTGCAGCTCCGCGTCGTTGATGACATCCATGCTCCACAGCTTCAGCGATGTGCCGATGGCGTGCCATCCCATGATGTCCATATCTACCCGCACGGGGTTCTGGATATTCAGATATGCACGGAACATTCTGCCGCCGGTGGCTTTTTTGTCTCGTCCACGCTGCAGCGCCTGCTGTTCCGTGCCGAAGTGGAAGCCTACATCGCCTCGCTCAAAGGTCTCGAAGTCCATCTCCGGTGTGAAGTGATATACGGCAATCGGATGCCCGTCTTCGTCAACGATGGCCGTGCCTTCCAGCCGCGCCGCTTCGTCGTCGGTCAGTCTTCGTCCTTCACTATCTTCACGGAGTACGCTTCCTCCACCATATCCATCGGCGCGCCCTTCTGCGAGTAGTCCTGCTTGATTTTCTCGATATTCTCCAGAATCTGCGGCACCTTGCTCTCCTCGCATCTGCGCGGATACCCGCCTATGTAAATCGTCACCATTTTCTCTGCCATAGTTCACGCCTCCTTCGGCAGTTTCTGTCTGTTCATTATAGCTTGCATCTTCTTGCGTGTCCAGAGCTTCGCCGTCCCATTCATCCTCTGCCGTCTCCGTGAATACCGTATCCTCGTTTCCGGTGTTGGGCATGGCGGCGCGGCGCTCTTCCGCCGTCATAGTCCTGCGTCTGGCAGTGTCTCTCGCTTCGATTTCTCCGGCCGTGTCATAATACAGGTCTGCTGCACTCCGGCCAGCGTTCATCTCTGCCTGCTTCAGCTTATAGCGCAGGTCGGTGAAGTCCCACACCTTCAAATCGCCATACTGCTGCTCCAGCTTTTCTCTGGCTGCATCGTAGCGCTGCCACTCGATGGGGTCTTCCTCGATTTTCTCCAGCGTGTCCCAGTTTATCTCGCCTCTGGGCACATCCGGTGCCATCGCCTCCAGCCCCACCATCGCCGCAAAGAAGTCCGGCTCGTTGTCGCGGATGCTGTTGTACTCCTGCCACAGTCTCTGCACCTCCCGGCGCTGCTGCTGTGTTCTTCCGTCGTACCCGCTCTCCAGCTGGCGCTCCCAGAACTTCGTGTTCGCACCACTGGCAAAGCCTTCCGCCCTCTGGATGGCGTGCTGAATCTCGTGGATAAGCGTGCCCTCCGGTGCATCTCGCAGCTCGTTGGACAGCGTGATGGTGTCCGTCTCCGCGTTGTACTGGCCGTTGATGCCTCTGCCAAGGTCAGCAAACTCCAGCTTGGTCTTGCGCAGCTGCGGATAGCTTCGGAACAGCTCGTCGTGCTTCAGGAAGTCCGCCAGCGTCTGCCCCGGTACAGCGCCATCTTCTTCTCTTCTGGGGTTGTACTCCATCCCGGAATCGTCGATTTCAAAGCGCCATTTTCCATCTGCGCCGGTGTACCAGCCCGTCTCCCGGAAGATGGTCTCCGCCGCCACACCCTGTCTCTCCATCTCCTGCGCTCTGCGCAGAGCATCGAGGTCTGCTGCGTTGGCGTTTCTCCCACCGAAGCTGTACTGGTTCTCGCTGCCGCCCTCGTAGTACTCGTCGAACAGCCTGTCGTATTCCTGCTCTGTGATTTCGCCGTTTGCCAGCTGCTCACGCAGTGCGATGAGATACTGGTCGCTCTCCGTGTCCGCCGGGTCAACCACGCTCTCGCCGTCTTCAGTAACGGTTTCGCCGCTTCTGATAACAGTTTCTCCGGCTCCGGTCGCAGTTTCCTCCGCTCTGATAACGGGCAGCTCAGCCTGCTGCGGCGCTTCTGTCTGTGCCGTCTCCGCCGTGAAGCTGCTCTGGCTCTCCTGCAGAGCTGTGGCATATAGGTCTCTCGCCCTTGTCAGGAAGGCGCGCTGCTGTGCATCCTTGTTGCCCAGCTTGGCGATGAGGTCGTTCAGCCATCTCATAATGCGCTGGCCGACGCTGCGATTCTGCTGCACGATTGCCCGGATGCTGGCCTCGTCGGTCAGCAGGTTCCTCTCCACATACTCCGCAACGATTTCTTGGTCGATTTCCGCCTGCGTCTCCAGCTGCACGCCCTTGCTGGCATACAGTTCCGCCTTGTTCCTGCGGCGCTGTTCAAGGTCTCCGGTGGTCTGCTGGATGCGGTTGAGCACCAGCGTCTGGAAGTCTGCGTAGCTGCCGGTCTCTTCCAGCGAGTGGGTCAGCTCGTGGCTGATGATTTGTGCCACTGGGTTCTGGCTTCTCGCGTTGATATACAGGGTGTTGGTCGCTCTGTCGCGGTATCCGTTCTCGCCCTCTCTGGCGCTGTCGTAGAAGACGATGTTCCGGTGCACGATGTCTGCGATGCGCTGCACCCGCTCCACAGTCTCCCGCTCGATGCCGTACATGGCCGCGGTGCGCATAAGCTCGCTCTGCTCCTGCGCCGGAAGCTCAGCTCGCGCCGGTTCTTCTGCAGTCTCCTGCAGCTCGCCGGTGGGCAGCACCGCCTCCAAGGGTTCGCCGATGTTCTCCTGTTCGGTCTGCTGCGCTGTCTCCTGTCCCGCCTCCGGCAGTACGATGCCCTCTTCCGGAGTGGTCGTTGCATTTTCTGCATTAGCCTCTTTTGCCGCCAGTGAGAACAGCCTGCCGATTTCTGCGTCGGTGACGGTGCCGCTCTTCATCTTTTCCTGCAGCTCCAGCGCCATCTTGTGCGCTTCGGTGTTTTCCTCGGCCTGCAGTCCGGTGTCGATGATGGCCTGCAGCATCTCGTCGCCCATCTTACGCAGGGAAGCACCAGTCTGCTTGTAGGCCGCGTTCTGGCTCAGCGTGCCGATGCCTGCATAGGTGCCGCCGATGGTTCCGCCGGACAAAAAGCCTCCAGCAAAGCTCAGTCCCATCTGAATCGCTTGGTCTGCCAATGCAAGGCCAAAGGCCTCGCTCTCGCTCTTGCCCTGCGCCACATATGCGTCAATAGCCATCTGCCACTGGCTCTGGTCTTTTGCGATGAGGATATCTGCCATCGTGTTGATGACATCCGCGCCCACTTCTTCGCTGCCTTCCGTCACCGCGTTCTTCAGGATATACTTGATGGCGCTCTCTTCCCAGTTGCCCTTCAGCAATGCATCCAGACTGAACTTTTCCGTCAGTATCTCCGCTGCGCCTGCGATGGTGCCCAGCGCAAAGGCCTGCCCGTCATCCAGTCCTCTGTCCTTTGCGCTGATGACGGTATCCGCTGCAGCGCCGCTTCCCATGATGCCCAGCGCCATCGCGCTGCTGATGCTTCCGCCGCCGGTGAAGCCGCCGCTCACCGCAGTGGTGAACAGGAAGTCCGCCATACTCATGCCGGTATTGTAGGTGAAACTACCCACCTTGCCCCAGCTGCCGCTCTTCTCGATGGCATCCGCCACCTCGTTGCGGATAGCGGTGTTCATGTAGGAAAACTTGTTGTAGCCCTCGTTCTGGTCGATGGTGCCGTCCGCCGCGTAGTCTGCGAACTGTCCCAGATAGCTCAGTCCCTTCAGCGGAGAAGTGATGACCGAGAAGATACTGCTCCCCACAGGGCTTTCCTTGGCATAGCCTGCCCAGTATTCCTCTTCTTCCTTGCGCTGGCGGTAGTTCAGGTCGCTGGTCAGGTAGTCGATATAGGCGTAGGCGGTGGTGTGCTCCGTGTCGCCCCGCTCCGTATCCAGCGCGTACAGGTAGTTGAACAGTGCGATTTCCTCGTCCGTCATCTGCTGCCGCTCGCTGTCGTCCAGTCCGAGGAAGCTCAGATTCAGGCTGATGTCGTTCAGGTTCTGCCTGCCCATCGCTGTCTCGTTGCGGTTGATGACATCATAGCTGATGTCTCCGAAGCCCGTGGAGGTGTATGTATTGCTCAACGCATTGTAGACCGGCTCTTCTCCGGTCTCCGTGGATACATACCCGCTCTTCGCCTCGAAGTCTTCCGCTCCGCGATAGTCCTCCCAGCCGAAGTACTCAGACCAGTCCAGCTCTTCCTGCAGCAGCGCCTTCATCGCGTTCATCTGGTCGATGTCGCCCTGCAGCGCGTTGGCCTGCGCTCGTTTCTCGCCGGCCTGCCTGCTCCATTCCATCAGCTGCTGCGTGCCGCCGCGTCTGCCGGAGACCTTGTTCATCAGCTGCGAGGCCTCTTTGTTCAGCGCAGCCTTCTGCTGCTCCAGCGCTTCGATTTGTGTGTCCACGCCGCCGATTTCCGTCTGGATGGCATCCGCATCCCGGATGGTGCCCTTCCAGCTGTCGTAGATGCCCTGCTGCTCCGTCCGGTAGGTCTCGTAGGCGTTCACCGCCTCCACATACCGGTTGTAGCTCGGCTCGTATGCGCTGTATGCCGCGTCCGCCTTCTGCGCCGCCGCTTCGTATTTGCTCAGCACATCCAGCTAGTCGCGCTGCGCCTGCTGGAAAAGTCCCGCCGCGATGGTGCTGCTCTGCGCAAAGCTATGCAGGCTCTCCATCTTCCCTCCGGCTGTGGTCAGTTCTCCCTGCAGTCGCTCCAACTCTGCATAGCTGTCCTCCACGGCCTTGCGCTTTTTCTGTAGGTCGGTCTCATAGACGCTCACCGTATTGCTGTAGCGCTCCATGTCCGCGCCGATGTTCTGCGGCTGGCTGTAATACCCGCCGGAGGTCTTCAGTGTAGGCGTAGATGCAGCTGCGCGTGCGGCATAATTCTGCCGCACGCTGCTGTCAAACTCGTCTCTGGAAAGTCCGCTGTTCTCGAAGGCCGTGTTCTGGTTGCGATAGGTCTGTGGGGTCACGATGCCCTTCTTGTCGTTGCTCCACTCCGTGAAGCTCTTGGCAGTGGTCGGTGTGGCGATGGGCTGCACGCCGCTCTGCTGTTTTTTGTTGTTGCTCCATTCGGCAAAGCCTGCCATAGTGTGCCCTCCTTACTTGCTCGCAGCGTACTGCACATAGTCTCGCACATAATCTGCGTAGCTGTCGTAGTTCTTCACCTCTGCACCGCCGGTGCCATACTGCTGCAGCGATGCCTTGCGGCGCGTCCACTCGCTGCGGGTCATCATACCGGCGCGCACGCCGCTGTCCACGCCCGCCGCCTTCATGTATGCGATGGCACTGTCGTAGTCCTTCACGGTAGAGAGGTCTCCGCCGCCGGTCTCTTCCTCTTCTTCCGGTGCACCCTTCTTTGTGAAGCCCGCCTGAGACAGCACCGCGTCCGTCAGCGAGGGGTTGTTCGCCAGAATCTCGTTCCACTGGGCATCCGTCAGCTCCGTGGTGCCGTAATGCCCGGTCAGGAACTGAATGTCCGCGTCGCTCAGCGCCGTGGGTGTCGGAGTGGGTGTAGGTGTTCCGGTAGGATTCCCGCCGGTGGGGTTGCCGGTGGTGCCGGTCTTGCCCTTCGCCGCGTTGTTGAAGTTCGCCAGCCCCGCAGCGTCCGGATTGATGCCCAGTGCCTGCAGCCCGGAGAAGTCTCCGTATTCCGCTGCCAGCAGTGCCAGATTGTACTGCCGCTCCCAGTCTGTGGGGTTGTTGGCGGTGTTGATACCCATGTCCTGCAGGAAGGAATAGTCGCCGTACTCAGCCGCCGTCAGCGCCTTGTTCATGGCCTCGTTCCTTTCGGCTGTCTGGCTGTTGATTTCATCCAGCAGCACGCCGTAGTTGAACTCTCTGTCGGTGTTGTACTGGTTCAGGTCGTTGAGATACTTGGTGTATTCCAGCTGCTCCAGCCCGCTCGCGGTCTGTAGGTTGTTGTTAATCATGTTGTACTCATCCAGCCATGCGTTGTAGTCGAAGGTTCGGTTGGTGTTGTACTGCTGCAGCTCGTTGAGGAACTTGTCGTAGTCGCTCTGCTCTGCGCCCTGCACCGCGCCGAGGTCGCTCAGCTTCATGTTGTAGTCGCTGAGATACTTGTTATAGGCCAGCTGGTACAGTTCCGGGATTTTGTCTGTCATCTGGGCTGCGTAGTAGTTGCCCGCCTGCGCCGCTGCCGTGTTCGCGTAGCTGGATGCGATGCCGCCGGATGCCGCAGCCGCCGCGCCCAGTGCATCCGCCGTGGCTCTCTGTCCCTCTCGCGCATACTGCTTGCGGTACTGGCCGTAAAGCGGGTCTGTGGCCGGGTCATAGGAAAACGCCTCCCGGTTGACGATTTGCCCCAGCAAATCCTGAATAGTCGCGTCGTATCGGTTGGTGTATTCCGGCTGCGGGATGCCGTAGTCGTAGCTTCCGTAGTTCTTCTGCTGCTCGTACAGCGCCGCGATGTCTCCCGCGTAGTTGTTGGTGTAGGTGGGCGCAGTCCCTGCGTTGAAGCTGCCGGGAGAAAGCGGGTCGAGGTAGAAGCTGCCGCCGTCATTTCCGCCGGTGTAGTTGCCGTAGCTGCTGCGCACGCCCTCCGCGCCGAGGTTTGCCAGCGCTCTCGCTTCATCCGTGGTGGCGTTGCGGTAGTCCTGCTTGTACTGCAGGATGCTCATGCCCGCATCCGGGTTGTTCTGTGCCAGCCGCAGGTCAGCTTCCGAGAAATTGCCCATCAGCCCTGCAGCGGTCGCCGCCTTGGTGAAGTCTTCGTATGTATATTTCGATGCCATATCTGTCTCCTTTCTCATAGCTCGCTGCCGCTGTAGCTCTCGCGTACCAGCGAATACAGCCGCCATTCTCCGATGCCCCGGAAGCGGATGCGGAAGTGGTCGCTCCGGCGCGGGATGATAGGCAGGTAGAAGCTGCGCTTCACCGCCGTGGTCAGTGTCTTCACCTCTCGCCAGATGCCGTCGCTGTCAAACTGCATCTCGATGGTCACGCTGGCATCCTCGTCCAGTTCCATGCGCACCTGCAGCTTTGCAGTGCCTTTGTGGTTGGGGTCTTTCTCCACAAAGTCTCCGAACTCCGCCACACTCTGCACGAATGGCTCTATCTCTGCGCCTTCCGGAATCGTCCGCGCGTTCCCGCTCAGCCACAGGATGCCGTCCGCATCAAGGAAGTACAGCTCCTCATTCCATCCGAAGCCCACAGCCTGCAGCCCATCTTCCCGGTGCCACAGATTTCTCCTTGTGTCATAGGCGAATAGGTGCCACTCGTCCTCCGTGTCCCGCATGGACACATAGTACTTTGTGCCGTCGCTGCCGCCGATGGCATCCTTGAAGCGCTGGGTGCCGAAGTTGGCCGCCACGCTCTGCGGGATGCCGCCGGTGTAGCACACAATGCCCACTCTGGACAGGTAGAACAGCATCTCGCCCGCGATG